GCCCACCGTCGACCCGGCACGTCACCCCGGCCCCGGTGCAGTTGACGCCCCAGGGCCGCGCACCCACCCGGGCGCCCTCGTCGCGCACGTCGAGGGGCGTGGTGTTGAGCGTCAGGGGCTGGGCCAACACCAGCAGGAGCAGGGCCCTCATCGGCGCCCCCGGGTGTCGCTGCGCATGGTGAGCATCACCGACGCCCCGGCCCCCGACGCCACGCCCAGCGCTTCGAGCTCCATGTTGACGCCCACGTCGACGTCGACCTGCTTCTGGACACCGGGCGCGATGGCCTCCAGCTCGGGGTAGTACTGGGCGTCGGCGAAGTCGTCGCCCAGGTGGGCACGCCGGCGGAGCGACACCGTCACCGTCTGGGTGGCATCGAGGTTCTTCACCGAGACGGAGGCGAGCCGCGTCTCCCTCACGTCGATGATGCCCAGGCTGGTGGTGGTGGGGCCAGCCGTCGCGGGCTCACGGAGATCCGTCGCGCTCATCGGACCCCAGCCCCCCGAAGCATCTCGGTGAGGGCGTTGCCGTCCTCCATGCTGGTGGCGGACAGCGTCTGCGCCGTCGTCGCGGCCTGGGCGCCCTGCTCCATCAACTGCTGCTTCTGGGCCGCCTGCGCCCGGGCAGCGCGCAGCGCCTCCACCGCCTCGTCGGCCCGGATGATGACGGGGGGCACGCCCAGCGCGTCGGCGAGCTCGTCCACCAGCTGGTCCATGTCGAGCTTGTCCAGTACCTCGGGCTTCAGCGCGGCCAGATTGCCGACGTAGGTAGCGATGCGCTCGAGCCCCGTCGTCTGCAGGAGCTTCTGCGCCTGCGCCATGATGCTGATGTACTCCGTCTTTGTCGTCTTCCCCTGCAGCGCCTCGGGGGGCGGAGGCAGGCGACCCTGGCGCAGGGCGATGGCGAAGAAGCGGTCGATGATGGGGTCGAGCAGCTCGTCGTTGAGCGCCTCCAACACCGTGCCGAGCTGGAGCAGCTTCTCTTCGCGGCGCTCGTCAACCTCCCTCGCCGTCATCTGCCCGGTCGTCTGCGTGATGGAGAGCCATAGGTCCGCGTAGAAGGCCTTGCGGATGCGCTGCTCATGGCGCTCAATCTTCATCTCAAAGATTTGGATGGCGTTGGGGTTGACCTCGTACGCCGGACGCAGCCCGCGCCCCTCGCCCAGGCTATCGACGAAGGACACGCCGCCCGGCACGAGGCTCAGCATCCCGTGTTGGGAAGCGCTGGGCGCCTGCATGGCGGGCATCACCACCTTGTCCGCTGCCTGGGCGCTGCGCTTCTCGAGGAGTTGGAGCGCCTTGCAGTCGCCGATGGCAGCGAAGCCAGGGCCGAAGCCGTAGGCGTCCTCCCCGGTGACCTCCCACCGCGGGGCCATGATGGGGCGCTCCTCGTAGCCGGACTGGCGGAGGAAGCCGTCCTCGCCCGAGGAGTTGGCCTCCCACCAGCACGAGAGCCACTTCTTGCCCGAGGGCCCCAGCGAGCCCTCCTTGAAGTCCTCGTTGGGGAAGATGGCGTGGACCACCGCCACGCGCTGGTCGTACTGGCGGGCCCGGTAGAGGTTCTGCGTTCCGAGGCTGCACCGGTTGATGCCGAAGAGCTTCACCAGCTGCAGCACCGTCATCGAGACGTCGCGGAAGAGCGTGTCCACGTCACCGCGGGGCGAGGTGGCGAGGCAGTACGAGCCGACGGGGAAGACGTACGCGCGGGCGCCGTCCTCCTGGTCTTCTTCGATGAGCATCGCCGCCGTCGCGAAGGGGCCCAGGTCTGCGTAGATGAGGTGGAGGGCCTTGTAGATGTTCGACTTCGCGAGGTCCTCGCGCAGGACCTTCTCGCACTTGCCCAGCCAGTCCTTCACCTCGGGCATCTCCACCAAGGAGACGTCCCCCTCCAGCGTGAGGCGGAACCAGGGGCGCGAGGGCGAGGTGATGCCGGCCATCATCCCCGCGGCCAGCGTGCGGGCGGCCTCGAGCGGCACGAAGTTGATGATCTTCTGGTGCTTGTTGTCGCCCTTGTTCGTCTGCGTCACCTGGTCACGGAAGCCGCGGGGGCGGATGTGCTCCGCGATTTCGCGCCACCGCGTGAGCCAGCTCGAGCGCTCCATCTTCAGCGCATCGAAGCGGGCCTGTAGCTGCTGCCGCTGCTCGCGCTCGCTCACCTTCGCCAACACCACGGGCGCCGCGGGGGGCTGCATCACTTGCCTCCGAGGATGGGCTTCGAGGCGTTGAAGAGGCCGCCCATGGCGCTGCGAGAGCTACCGCCACGCGCACGGCCGACGCGGCCCGTCACCGAGTTGCGCAGCATCACGTCGAGCGCGTCAGGCGCCACGTCCTCGAAGCCCAGCTTGCCGTCGGCCCGGCCTCCGAGCGCCTTCTGCTCGTCTACCGAGAGCCCAGTGCTCGAGTAGCCAGTGCTTGTGACTTCGCTGAAGTTGGCCTTCCCGGTGTTGATGAAGTTCTTCTGTGCGGCGATGCGCCGCCTGAGCGTCACCTCGTTCGACACGACGGGCTCGGGGCCGGTGTCCACTGCGTTCGTCATCTGCCCAGTCGGCGCTGATTTCCCGGTGGCCGTCGACGTTGACGGAGTCGCCGGAGACACGGATTCACTGTCGGAAAAACACATAGTCAGGCTCCTTCGTGGGGGTCGTAGTCGATGGCCTTCGAGCCGACGGCAGAGCGGGCGCGCAGCTCCTCGCGCAGCTCCCGCGGCGCCACCGGCTGGGCGAACGTCAGCCCGATGGCGTCGGCCAAGTCGGGCGAGACGCCGGTGCGTGACTTGATTTCGGCCTTTTTCTCGAGGAGCAGCCGGTTGTTCTGGTCGAATTTGTACGTTGGCGTCGTGAGCTCGCTCACCAGCTCGGGCATGTCGGGCAGCACGCCGCCCCGCCGCACCCACTCACTCATGCGGAACCACATCTCCGCGCGGCGGTTGGCGAACTTCGCATCCGTCACCGGCTTGCCGCCGAAGTCCACGCCAATGCACGGGTAGCCGAGCTGCACCAGGCGGTCGAGGACGCCGGCGCCGAAGGTGGCTTGGTCGATGAAGATGGCGTCGGGCTTGTGCTTGTCGGCCACGAGGGAGACCTGTCCGGCCACCTGCATCGTGTCCTGATGGCGCAGCACCCGCGGGGTGAAGACGACGTTGCCCTGGCGAAGCGCGATGACGGTGCGGTCATCCCCGAAGCGCGCCACGTCCACGCCGAGGATCTTCACCTCGTGCGAGTACTCCACGCGGGCGATGACGCGCTTCTGCGCCGCGGCCACCTCATCGGGCCCGAAGAGGGCGTTCCTTGAGCTCGGCGGGAACTTGCCGAAGACGTTGACGAGCACGAAGGGGTTGTCCCTGCCGTACTTGGCAATCTGCGCCCGGGCCCACTCGACACTGACGCGGGGCGCACGGAGTGGATCGTCGGGGTCACCGCTGATCTCCTTCACCCACCACAGCGCCCGCTCCGAGGTGCAGGCCCGGTACAGCGGGCCTTCGAGGTGCGTGGGGTTGCCCGCGATGAGGAGCTTCGCCGTGCGGCCGTGCTCCGTCGAGGCGTTGGCGAGGCCACCTTCAGCTGCGGCGGCCACGGCGTCAGGGATGCCGCCTGCCTCGTCGAGGATGAAGAGGACGTGGTCCGCGTGGATGCCGGCCAGCGTGTCGGCCTGCTGGCTCGAGCTGCCCGACTTCGGCCAGGTGCGCGCCGACATCCACCACGTCTCGGGGTGGTCGTTGGCCGCGATGCGCGTGGCCGTCCAGGTGAAGGCGCCGCGGAGGAAGGGGCTCTTCGCTTGCCACTTCGCCATCTCGGCCCAGAGGTTGTCGCTGAGGTTGTCGCCGGTGATGGAGGTGGCCACCACCTTGGGGTGCGCGTGCGTCGCGAGGAACCACCACGCGCACCACGCCAGCAGCGTCGACTTGCCCGGGCCCTTGCTGGCCTTCAGCGCGAGGCGATCATGGCTGACGAGCGCGTCCAGCACCTCGTCCTGCCAGGCGTCAGGCGTGGCGCCCAGGCACTCGCGCACGAAGCGGCCCGGGTGCTCTCGCCAGTCGCGCAGGACGTCGGCCGCGGTGGACATCAGCCACCCTCGGGCTTTCGTGCGGACGTCAGCACCAGCTGCTCGAGGGTGAGCTGCCCCTCGTGCTTCACCCGGTCCATGAAGTCGGCTTCGCTCTTGCCCAGCAGCTCGGAGGCCTTGAGCCGCGCCGACAACTCCTCGGTGACGTCCAGCATGGTGGCGGTCCAGAAGGCCTGCCGCTCTGCCCGGGTGGCGATGATGCCGGCCTGGGCCACAGCAGCGCGCACCTGAGACGGAACCTGATTTCGGGCCTGAATCGCTGACAGGATCTCAGGTCGTCTCAGGTTTTCGCTCGCCACCTGGGCCAGCGTGGCGTCGCTCCCCTTGTAGCCAGCAGCGCGGGCCGCGGCGGTGCCGTTGCCCGAGTAGGCGTCGACGAAGGCCTGCTGTTTCGGGGTGAGCGCCACCCCGGCAGAGTCAGCGGTTGCTGGGAAGCTTTCGCTTCACGGCCGCCCGGTAGACCCGGGCCGCGTGCGTCAGCCGGTCCAGGGCGCGGCGGAAGGCAACGTCGCTGCTCCCCTCCGTGCTGACGTCACCAACCTGCAGCGCCGCCTCAAGCAGCGCCCGGCGCGGGGACTGCCGCCGGACGTTGCCGCTCTGGCGCCCCATGCGCTCATGGAGCGGCGCATCCAATGGGCGCCCCTGCTGCTTGCGCTTTCGGTGGCCAGAGCAGAGGCCGCCGGCCGAGCGTCCGTTCGCCAGCTCCTCAAGTCGGTCGCACCACTCAATGAGACACTTCTGCCTGGGATGCAGGGGCACTACCTCGACCGGCGCCATCACTCGAGCCCCGTCGTAGTGTTGGCGCCCTCATGGGCCAGCTTCCGGTGCTTGCGCGGCCCCCGCGGTGCGCCCTTCTCGAAGGCCGCGGCCTGCCCGAAGTCGAGCCCATGACAGGCCGAGGCGATCCGCTCGATGGCCTCCAGCCGGGCGAAGCTCAACTGCCCCGGCATGGCCACCACCCAGAAGGGCCCGCGGGCCGTCCGATGGGCCTCCTCCCGATGCCCCTCCAGCAGCCCACAGCGCCGCCCAGAATGGGCATCGACGGCCCCACATTGCCGCTTTCCAATCATTTTGATTGCCCCTGTGGGCTCCGGAGAAGGCCGTGGTGCGACGTTCGGCGGCGGATCGACCCGGAGGGCCATCGCGGTGTCGTTTTGCGCTGTAGGGGGCGGCGCGAAGGCGTGGACCAGCTCCGTGATGTCGGGCTCGGGGCGCGGTTCCGGCTTTCGGGCCACCAGCGCCTTGCGTCGGGCGACCCGCCGGGCCTTCTTGAGCTTCACCAGTTGGTGCCGCTCCGACACGTAGCGTTTGGGGGCGATGAGCTTGGCGACTTCCTCGAGGGCCCAGACCAGGGCGGCGTCGTACGTCATCGCGCCCCCCATCGGTAGGCGATACTGGCCGGGTTGCTGGCCGCACGCGGGATGGCGCGGTTGGGGCTGGCGTGGATCACCACCGCGGTGTCGAACTTCGCGCCGTCCTCGGCGCCCTCGAACTGGACCCGCTGCGAGTGGAAGTGAATCCCGGTGAAGAGCCCATCCCAGCGGAGCCACAGCACCCGCGTCTCGGGGACCCAGAGCGAGGCGCGGAGCTTCCCCGCCACCTCGTCGTCGGTCTCAATGAAGCGCCGCCACCAGGCGGTGCCGACCCGGGCGGGGAGCAGCTGCACGACGATGGCGCGCTCATGCAGCGCGGCGTCGCGTGCCTTGGCGAGCCACCCCTCGACGCCGCGGCCGAAGGGCGGGTTGAGGAAGCCCGTCTCGCCCTCCCACGACTGCGCCAGCGAGTTGTGCTGCGGGGACCAGAAGCGCCGGTGCTTCGCGTTGCGCTCGTGGGCGGCGAGGTCGATGGTGAAGTGAAAGCTGGCGTCCAGCTCCTCGTAGAGCTCGACGGGGGTGCCGTAGTCGACTTTCGCCGCGGCGAGGGCGCGGGCGCTGCGCTCGTTGAAGGCCATCACCGCACCTCGCCCTTCGTCGTGAAGGCGAGGCAGTCGGTGGCGTGGCCCTCGCTGGGGAGACACCGGCACCAGGGGCAGCGCGAGTCGAAGGGCCCGGCCCACTCGACGGCGCCCACCACCACGCGGAGGTGCTCGTTGTCGGCGGCCACCTGGTCGGCCTCCTCGCGGGTGGCCAGCAGCTCGGCGGCGATGTCGTGCAGGCCCTGCTCGCTGAGCAAGGTGCCGGCGCCGACGTGGAGCCGGGCCGCGAAGAGGGCGCGCTCTCGGCGGGTCTCGCTCACAAGTCACCTCGCGCCTTCGAGGCCTCGGGAGAGAACCCGTCGGGGTAGCGCAACTTCAGCTTCGCGACGTTGCCCTCGGCCACATCGTCGAGCTCGAGCCCCGTGGCGCTGGCGATGGCCGCGACGTACCAGAGCACGTCGCCCAGCTCGGCGCGGAGCTTGAGCCGGTTCAACTCGTGGCCGTGGCCGACGAACTTCTTGATGAGCTCGACCACCTCGCCCGACTCGCCGGCGAGGCCGAGCCCCGCGATGGCGAGGACGGTCTCGACGGGCGGCCCGAGCGTGAGCGTGCGGCGGGCCTGGGCCTGGTACTCGCTGAGCTTCACGAGCGCCCCCGGGTACCCATGTCGCCGCGCTCGAGAGCGCCGCAGCGGCAGCAGACGTACACGATGGCGCGCTCTCGCGTGCAACCAGGCATCGGGCGGTGGAAGCCGAACCAGCAGAAAATGCGACTCATGGGTGAAGCTCCTTGGTGGGGTTGAGGTGTGCGGCGTGAAGGGCGGCGGCGGCGTCGGCGGCGTGCTCGACGTCGGAAGGCTTGATGCTGGCGAAGATGTCGGCGGCCTCGGGGTAGGCCGCGAGGACCGCGTCGATGACGCCGCGCTTGCTCGCCGACTTGTCGCCGGTGACGAGGCGCTTAAGCTGCGCGGGCTGGAACTCGGCGACGGTGAGGGACTGCGAGGCCGCCAGGGCGTCGATGAGCCCGCGCACCCGGCCCAGCGCGCTGACGGTCTGCATCGAGGTGCGCCCGAAGGGCAGCGCCACCGCCTCGCAGGCGAGCGAGGCCGGGCGGCCGAAGGCCTCGATGAGGCCGAAGAGCCGGGAGGCGAGGAACTCGCAGCGCCGCGCGTAGCCCTCGGTCTTCGTGTCGTCGTCGACGACGGGCTTGGTGGTCCAGACACCCGCGTCAATGAGCCGCAGCCCATCCCGCGCCGAGTGCTCTGCGACGCACCAGCCGAAGTGCGTCAGCGAGGGGTCGAATCCGAAGACGAGGTCAGACACGGCCGCCGTCCTTCCGCACCGCGTCGAGGTGCCGGACCAGCTCGAGCCCGCGGTCCTCGGCGAGGGCGCGCTCGAGCAGCGCCTCGGGTACGACCCGGGTGCGGACCTGGTTGGCGCGGAGCACCCGCTCCAGCACCGAGCGGAGCTGCTCCCGGCCAGCCGGGGTGAATCCCTTCAGGTCGGCGGGGCTCATCGGCGCTCCTTGGCTGCGAGGTGGAGCTCGACGCGCGCCAGCAACTGCTGCACGTCGGCGAGGGTGCGGCTGGGCTCCTGCAGCCAGCGGCACAGCGCGTCGGAGCTGCCCGAGACGCGCAGCCGCTCCTGCAACTGCTGCTCGATGGTGACCGCCACGTGGATGTTCCCGTTGGCGGCGATGCGCAGGGCGTCGTCGAGGCAGAGCCGCACCACGCCCTCGTCGGACGCGAAGCAGTCGTTGCCGTAGGCGTCCGTGGACATCGGCTCGGACCAGCCGCCGGCCAGCAGCACCCGGGCGCGACGGATGACGTCAGGAAGCATCGGGTCCCCCGGGGAGCAGCGAGGCCTGGGCGGGGAGCGAGGGCGCCTTGATGGGCGCGGGCGGCTCTGGCTCTTCAGCGCGCAGCGTCTTGCGCAGCTTGGCGGTCTCGATCTGCGCGAGGACGCCGTCGCGGGCCTTCACCGCGCGCTCGGCGACGCGCTCCGCGTGGAGGTTGACCTTCTCGCCCTGGGTGGGGTCGATGAGTCCAGCCGTCTTGAGCCGGGCGAACTCCACGGTGACGCCCGCGGCGCCCAGCTCGTTGGCCTTCCCGGTGGTGCACCGGATGGCGTCGCCCTTGGCCCACAAGCCGAAGAAGAGCCGGGCCCGACGGGCGAGGGCCTGACCGCCGGCCAGGTCGCTGGGCTGGGGGATGTCCCCGGCCTTCAGCGTGCCCGTGGTGTGGGCGATGAGCGCGACCGGCACCTCCTCGCGGAGACCGAAGTTGCGCAGCCGGCGGCCCAGCTCGGCGACGGCCTCGAAGTGCTGCTCCGTGGCGCGGCGCTGCGCGAAGTCGACCTCGGTGAGGTTGTCGACGTAGACGCCGCCGACCCGGTACTTGACGCGCATCGAGACGGCCCGGGCCACCAGTTCGCCCGGCGTGATGGTGTCGTGCCGGTACACATGCAGGCGGCTGAGCAGCGGGTGGAAGCGCTCGGCCGCGGCCTCGACGGCGATGCGCTGCTCGGGGGTGCGTGGCGCCCAGCCGATGTCGCGCAGCAGCATCCCGGTGTCGGCCGCCATCCAGCGGCGGGCGATGTGCGAGGTGCCGTCCTCGAGCCCGAAGAAGCCCAGGTGCAGCTCGGGGTCGGCTTCGAGCTGGGCGCGGATCATCGAGTCCAGCACCGCGGTCTTCCCGACGCCGGGGGCTGAGGCGAAGACCGTCAGGCCGGGAGGCAGCCCGCCGATTTCCGCGTCGAGCACCGCGATGCGGGTGGGCTGCAGGCGGGACTTGCCAGTCCGCTCGGCGGTGTCCCACGTGTCGAGGAGCTCGACGACGTCGCCGCTCGCGTCCTCGTCGGGCGCGGTGTCCCGCTGCAGCTGGAGCGCGAGGGCCTCGAGGGTGCCCGCGGTGCGGCCGGGGTTGAAGCTCGCGCTGCGGAGGTTGCGCACCTCGGCCTCGAGGGCGGTGATGAGCCGGGCCTGGTGGCAGCTCGAGCGGAAGTCGGCGGCCAGCTGCAGGAACTCCGCGCGGCCCAGCAGGTTCTCCAGCGCGAGGTTCTCCACGGCCTGCGCCTCGCCGGGCGAGAACCAGTTGCCGGTACGGCCGGCGCTGGCGACGGTGGGGCCGGTGACTTCGAGGCGGCGGCTGGCCTTGGTCCGCGCGATGAGCCACGCCTTGCGGTGCGTCTCGACGGCGAAGTCCTCGGCGGCGATGCCCAGGGCCTCGAAGGTGCTCAGGTCGATGCCGAGGTGGAGCGCCGCGCCGACGACGCGGGCCTCGAGCTCGGCGCCGTGCGCCGCGCGTGGCAGCTGCAGGACGGGGGCGCTCAATGGGCACCTGCCGCGATGGGCTCAGGGCCGGCGAGCTTCTCGTAGGCCTTGCGCCACTGGCCCTCGGTGAGGAACGCGCCCCACGGGTACGGCGTGGAGGGCTGGCCAGTTTTCTTGTCGACGGGCGCGGCCCAGTAGGGCTCGAGCAGCCAATGGCAGATCATCGCCTTGACGGCGTTGTCCTGGTCCTCCTCGGTCCAGTCCGGGAAGAGCGCGCACCAGCTGGTGAGGGTGGCGCCGGAGAGGGCCCAGTTCGGTGGCTGGTCCGGTGGCGCCGCGGCCATGGCCAGCCCGTAGGGCGGCTTGTCCGTCAGGCGCCCGGCGCGCTCTTCGAGGAACCACTCGTGGATCTTCCCGATGCGACTCGGAGGCCTCGGAGGTGGGGCCGGAATGACTTCAGGCAACGACGCCTGGACCGGTTTCGATTTCCTCGCGAGTGCAGGCCTCGGCGCGCCTCCTGTCCCCTCCTGTCCCTTCCCTTCCCTTCCCTTCCCTTCCTCACACGAGCCCTCGTCGAGCCCTCGTCGAGCCCTCGCGAGTGTAGCCTTTTCGGTGATTTCAATGACTTGGCCGTTTTCGAGTCCGGGGAGCTTCGCTTTCGACGGCCGGTCGATCTTCTGGTGGTCTTTCCATCCATTCAGCTGTCCGTAGGTGTCAGGACCGACCGCATAAAGGGTCACCGAACCCTCGCGGATGAGGTCGGCCATGGCCAGCTCGACCACCGCGAGGCCGTCGTCGTCGTACGGGAAAAGCTGGCCGGCGAGGTACCGGGGGTCGGCACGAAACCGGCCCTGATCATCAGCGCAGGACCAGAGGCCGATGAAGGCCAGGCGGCTAGACCGACTGAGACGCCCCACGGACTGGGAGCCCCAGAACTCGGGCTTGATGGATCGGATTCGCACGGCGCTCTCTCAGGCCGCGGCGGCGTCGAGGGTGGCCTGCAGAGCGCCGACGGCGCCGCGCAGCGTGTCGAGACCCAGCGGAGTCACCTCGCGGGTGTCGAAGATGAGCATCCCGGCGCGCTCGAGGCGCTGCATGAGCTGCAGCGCGCCGACGTGGGAGCAGCCCAGCTTCTCGCCGATGACGCGGAGGGTGGCGCTGCGGTTGGCCTTCACGACGGCGAGGGCCTGGAGCTGGCGCAGGGTGAGCGAGGGGGCACTCATCAGCGCATCCCCGCGAGGACGGTGAAGGGGGTGGCGCGGAGGACCGCCAGGGCGCGCTTCTCGTACGCCCTCACAGTCGACTGAGAGAGTGCTCGCAGCTGCCTACGAGCCTGGTCGGCCCGGATGGCCCCGAGGATGGAAACTGAACCCGCTTCGCTCTGCTTCTTGCTGGTCTTCACCGGCGCGCTCCATTGCTGGGCGCCCCTCGGCTCTGGACCTACTGTCAGCTTGCGCTACCGTGAGCCGTCTGCTACTTCGCCGCCGCCCACTGTCCGTGGGAAGTGCAGCAGAAGTACGCCGACCTAGCTCAGTTGGCAGAGCAACTGATTCGTAATCAGTAGGTCCTCACTGAGGGACGCGTTGGTTGTTCCAACTAGCTACGCCTGAACAGGCCAGCAGTCAAGCAATCAACGCACGGGTTGCACGCCCGGCCCACTGTCGAGACTGAATCGCGACAGCTCGCGCCGGGCCCAGTCGTCTCCCATGTGCGTGTACGTGTCGTCGGTGACGTCGCTCGCGTGCCCCAGCAGCAGCTTCACCGCGAGGCGATCCGCGCCGGCCTGCCGGTGGAACGTCGCAGCCATGTGCCGGAGGTCGTACCAGCGCACGGCCTTCACCTGGGGCGTGCGCCAGAGCTTCCATCCGTGCTCGGGGCAGACCATGTCGGCGCACTCGCCGGCGAACTCGATCTTGTACTCGCAGCCGGGCTTGCGGCACGTGAAGACGTAGCCCGTCACCACGCCCGCCGCGGCCATCGCAGTACGCAATACGCGGCTCATCTTCGAGTCGCTCCGCTTGAGCCCGCCGTCGGCCGAGGGGAACACGAGGGACGTGGGCGACTCGCGGATCGCGTCCATCAGGTCGCCAGCCACGCCATGGAGGAGAGGCACGGTGCGGTGCTTCCCTGTCTTCGTGGTGGCCCGGCCATGACTGCGGCGCACGTGGATGACGCCGGCCGCGAAGTCGACGTCCGACTTCTGGAGGGCGAAGAGCTCGCCGGTGCGGAGCCCGAGGTGGACGGTGAGCCGCACCATGCGCCGCTCCTGGGGGCGGAGGTGGGGCAGCACGCGGCGCAGCTCATCGAGCGAGAGCATCTCGTACTTGCGCTTCGGCTCGCGCAGCCGCTTCACCAGGTCGAAGGGGTTGGCCGCTCCCCATTGGGCATTCGCCTGGGCGTCGCGCACGATGAGCCGCCCAGCGCAGCGGTACTTGTTCACCGAGACGGGGCTGAAGCCCATCTCGAGGAGCTGGTTGAACCACTCGCTGATCATCGCGGGGGTGAGCTCGTGCTCCTTCCACGCGAAGAGCGGGTGGAGCTGGGCCACGTTGCGCTTCTCATCCGCCACGCGCACCCGACGCACGCGGGTAAGCCACAACGCCCCCAGCTCGCCGAAGCTCCACCTCGCCTTCGGGGCTGCCATTCGCTCGGCCAACGCGAGCGCGAGCTGGTCGAGCTGCCCCTCGTCGAACCGCACTGCCCTCGCCGACTGCACTTCATCCCCACGGAACCGCACTGCACCAGTCAACGCCAACCCCAGCGGCTCTTCGCCCGACCCTGATGATCGCGGCGCCGGCTCACCCCGCCTGGTGAGCGTGGGCGTCTTACCTGATGGGTACGACATGCTGCCTCCTCGGGCCTGTAACCCGAGGCATCGTCAGGGTTTTTCGGAAGCTCGCTCGCGCGCGCGCTCGGCCTTGTAGGCCTCGAGCCCGCCCCTCAACAGGAAGCTCACCAGCTTGGACGTGGAGTAGCCCTCGCGCTTCGCGACGAGCTGGATCTCCTCCCACAGGTTGTCGGACGCCCAGATGGACCTGGTCCGTCCTTCTCCCTCGTCTGGCGACTTCTCCCGCTTCGGCACGATCGACATCAGCGCTCCCTACTTCACCCCGGCGTTGCCTCAAAACGGCGTCGAACCATTCGTCGCCTCTTGCTAACCTATTAGGTCGATGTTAGGTTGTCACTACCGGGGAGGAAACGAACCGGGTCGGCGGGCGACGGCAAGGGGTTGGGCGAGTCGGGGCAACCCGAAGTCGAGACGGAGTGAGGCAGTCGAGCAGTGACGCAGGACGAACACGGGGATGGACATGCATAACGTGGAAGCAGGGATGCTGGCGCGCAGCGCCGAGACGATGGCGCGCACCCTCGCCAGTGACGCGGCGAGAGCGGCCGTCATCGCGCAGGATGTCGAGCGGCTCACCATCGCGCTGGAGCACGCGCACTCGCTCCTCGAAGAGGTCGCCAAGTGCGAGGGCGCTCTGCCGGCCTCGCTGCGCCAGCTCATCACCGACGTGGTGGGCGCATGAGCGACCGAGACCTGGAGAGCCTGCAGGAGGAGCTCGAGCAGGCCGACGCGGACCTCGCCAACGCGATGCGCTGCATGGAGTCGGTCTCGAAGCTCATCCGCAAGACCATCGCGGCCAACGACCATGCTCCGGGTCAGGTCCGCGAGTGGTACTCGCTCATCGACGCGGACGCGATGCTGGTGGGGCACCGCCTCGTTGCCAAGCGCGAGCGCATGGAGCGGGAGCAGCAGCGCGAAGAGGTCGACGAGTTCTCGGGCCGCGCCCGGGCCATGCTGGGCGTGATGGGGCGAGCGCTGTGAGCGCCCTGATCACCAACAGCCGCGCGAAGTCGGCGCGCCTCTGCGCACGGAAGCACGCCCTCACCTACCTGCAGGGCTACCGCCCTCTCGTCGCATCGGAAGACCTCGACTTCGGGAGCCTCGTACACACTGGCCTCGAGGCCTGGTGGTGCCACGCCGTCTCGGGCATCAACCCCGATGAGCGCCTCACCGCTGCGATGCGCGCGGTGGCCGCGGTGGAGGTCGACGCCTTCCTGAAGGTGAAGGCGCAGGTGATGTTGGCCGCCTACCACGCACGGTGGGCCGGCGAGGCCTTCAGCGCGGTCGCGGTGGAGGTGCAGTTCGAGAGCCCGCTCCGCAACCCGGACACCGGCGCAGAGTCGAAGATCTGGCGCCTCAGCGGGAAGCTCGACGCGGTCGTGCATGACGCCGAGGGCGGGCTCTGGCTGATGGAGCACAAGACCTCGAGCGAGGACCTCACCCCGGGCGGCAACTACTGGCGCCGCCTGCGCATGGACTCGCAGGTCTCCATCTACTTCGACGGCGCCCGCGCCCTGGGCCACGAGGTGCGCGGCTGCATCTACGACGTGCTGAGCAAGCCCAGTCAGCGCCCGCTCAAGGCGACGCCCGAGGACAAGCGCAAGCTCACCAAGGAGGGAAAGCTCTACGCCGGGCAGCGCCTCACCGATGAGACGCCGGAGGAGTACGGCGCCCGCATCGCCGACATCGTGATGGCGGCCCCGGCCGACTACGTCGCGCGCATCGAGGTGCCCCGGCTGGAGTCCGAGCTCGACGACGCGCGCCGCGATCTCTGGCAGCAGGCGCAGCGCCTCCGCGAGGACGAGCGCCTGGGCCGAGCCCCGCGCAACCCCGACAGCTGCAACGCCTACGGGCGCGTCTGCGAGTTCTTCGACGTCTGCACTGGGACGGCGTCGCTCGACGACCCCACCCGCTTCAAACGCCTCACCGAAGTCCACCCCGAGCTGGCCGGCCCGTCAGCAATCTCGAAAGAGGAGAGCCCCACATGAGCGCCGTCCCCCTGAAGTCTGGAACCCCCACCGCTGCCCCGAAGCCCACCCCGCAGCCCTCGCGCATGACCCTCGCGGGCATCATCAAGGGCAAGCAGCAGGCCGCCTGGCGCATCCTGCTCTACGGCGTGGAGGGCATCGGTAAGAGCACCCTCGCCGCAGCGACCCCGGCCCCCATCTTCCTGGGCGCCGAAGACGGAACCGCGCACCTCGACATCGAGCGCTTGCCCGCCCCGGAGAACTGGGCCGACGTGAAGGCCGCCGTCGAGCTGCTCACCCGCGAGCCCCACCAGTACAAGACCCTGGTTGTCGACACGGTCGACTGGGCAGAGCCGATGCTGTGGGCCTTCATCTGCGCGCGCGACAAGATGAAGGACATCGAGGAGTACGGCTTCGGCAAGGGGTACACGGCCGCCCTCGACGAGTGGCGCGTGCTGCTCGCCTCGCTCGAGCGCCTGCGCGAGGCGCGAAAGATGAACGTGCTCTTCCTCGGGCACTGCCACGCGAAGACCTTCAAGAACCCGCTCGGCGATGACTTCGACCGCTACGAGCTGAAGTTGCACCTCAAGGCGGGCGGACTGCTCAAGGAGTGGTGCGACGCGGTCCTCTTCGCGAACCACGAAACCTTCGCGAAGACCGACGCCAGGACGAAGAAGGTGAAGGGCGTCTCGACAGGCGCGCGCTGGCTCTACACCGAGCGCACCGCCGGCTACGACGCCAAGAATCGCTTCGGCTTCCCCGAGATGCTGCCCCTCTCGTGGCCCGACATCGAGGCCGCCATGGCTGGCCCCGTTGCTGACCCCGCGCTGCTCGAGGAGATCCGCCGCAAGGCCCTCGAGCTGGGCATGGCCGAGAAGGTCGAGGCCGGCATCGGTCGCGCCGGTGCCGACACCGCAAAGCTCCACATCCTCAACAGCTGGCTCAACTCGCAGCTCCTCACGCAGAACGAAAGGAAGGCCTAACCATGTCGACCGACCTCATCCCCGAAGGCACGTACCGCGCACGCGGCGTCTCCGCGCAGCTGGGCTTCACCAGCACTGGCAAGGAGCAGGTGGCCATCGGCTTCACCATCCTCACCCCCGGCTTCGAGGGGCAACACCTCCCGTACTACGGGACCTTCGGCGAGAAGGCGCTGGAGATCACCACGAAGGCCCTCCGCGCCTGCGGCTGGCAGGGGCTCGACCTCTCCGACCTCACCGGCATCGACGCCAACGAGGTCAACCTGGTGGTTGCGCACGAGGAGTACAACGGCGTCACCACCGCGAAGGTGAAGTGGGTCAACGACGGCACGGCCGGCCTGATGAAGAACGTCATGGCCGACACCGAGAAGCGCGCCTTCGCCGCTCGCATGCGCGGCGCCATCGCGGGCCTCGGCGCTGGCGCTCCGGCCCCGAAGGCCGCCGCACCCCGCCCTGCCGCCCCCACGGCCCACCGCCCGGCGCCGCGCCCCCCGGAGCCCCCGCCGCACACCGACGAGGACATGCCCTTCTGAGTCGTTGAGGCGCGCACGTCGCGCCTCGCTGCGCCCGGCGGTTTCCCATCCCCCGCCGCCGGGTCGCAGCTCTCGGGCCGGTCGCTCCCCTGGGGAGCAGCCGCTGCGGTTCGACTCCGCGCTGGCCCATTCACTCGCAACACCAGGAGCACCCCATGGCGAAGAAGCAGAAGCAGGTGACGGTTGATGAAGCGGTTGTGGCGAAGGGCGGCAAGCCGGGTTTCCTGAAGGAGCTGGCCGACGCGACCGGCGCGACGGCCGTCTCCGAGAAGCAGGCCGAGGCGCTCGAGCACTTCGACCGCCGCACGGTGGACAGCTCGCGCATGTACGTGGACATCAGCTCGATCCGCCCAATGGCGAACAACCCCCGCTCGGAACTGGGCGACGTCGAGCAGTTGGTGCGCAGCATTGAGACCAACGGCTTCATCGGCGCACTCTCGGTGCGGGAGATCGACGAGGCGGGCAAGTCCGTCTACGAGGTGTGGGCCGGGAATCGGCGCCTGGCTGCGGCGAAGCAGGCCGGGCTGACGCAGCTGCCCTGCGACGTCTACGAGCTGACGGCGGTGCAGGCCCTCGAGCTCAACCTCACTGAGCAGATCAACCGCTCCGACCTCACGCCCCTCGACGAGGGCGAGGCGTGCCGCTACCTGATGGAGCTGTCGGGCTACTCGGTGGCGCAGGTGGCGCTGAAGCTGGGGCAGTCGGCCAGCTGGGTGACGAAGCGCGTGGCCCTGTGCGGCCTCGCAGCCGAGGTGCGCAAGGCGCTGACGAAGGGCGAGACGTCCCTCACCGTGGCCCAGGCGTTGGCCGCCCTGCCCTCGCAGAAGGCCCAGGCGGAGGCGCTCAAGGCGCTCGCCGGTCGCCCGGAGTGGGAGCGCCGCAACACCACGGCCGAGGCGGAGGTCGACTTCATCCGGGAGCGCATGAGCCGCCCGCTGGCGGGCGCGAGCTGGAAGCTCACCGATGAGCTGCTGGTGTCCGAGGCCGGGGCCTGCAGCGTGTGCCCCCACAACAGCGCCACGGCGCGGATGCTGGGTCTCTTCGACAACCCGAAGGCGAAGCCCAGCTGCGCCAACGTCGCCTGCTTCGAGAACAAGGCCCGCGCGGCGTGGACGAAGAAGGCCGAGAAGGCGGCGGCCGGTGGCGCGAAGGTGCTGGGGCTGGCCGAGGGGAAGAAGCTGCTGCCCCGCGGCGATCTCCCCTACTCCAGCCGCTACGTGAAGGCCGACGTCATCGTGCAGGAGGACAAGGGGAAGCGCACCTGGAAGCAGCTCATCGAGGAGGTGCCGACGGAGCACCGCCCCCAGCTCCACCTCGCCCAGGGCGGTGACGGCGCCGTCTACGAGCTCTACGTGGGCGACGTCGCGCTGGCCGCGGTGGCGAAGCACCTGAAGGCGAAGTGGGCCGTGGCGAAGGAGGATGCCGAGGTCGACCGGGCCGAGAAGATGACGCCCGCGAGGCAGGACGCCGAGCGCCAGCTCCGCGACGCACGCGACGCGGTGAAGGCCGAGGTGCTGGCGAAGGTGACGAAGGGGCTCGCCAAGAAGTTCACCCTCCCCGCCGCGCGCTTCATCGCCACGCGCATGGGCTTCGGCGAGCGCACGCTGGAGCGCTTCAGCATGGTGTTCGGCAAGAAGCTGGGCACCGACTGGTTCGAGAAGGGCGCCACCATGGACGAGCTGCTGGCGTGCGTGTGGCACGAGGCCGCGGACGACCAGTTCTCCACCTACCAGGGCTTCGGCGAGGACTTCATCGAGCTGGCCGAGTCGAGCGGGCTCGACGTCGAGGCGATGGTGAAGGCGCAGCTTGAGGGGAAGGCGGCGGCGTGAGCGCCGTCGACACGTACGCGGTGAAGCCGGTAGCGACGCCCAACGGCTTCCGGTGGCGCGTCGAGGCGCTCGTCTACCCGGGCAGCAAGAGCGGCCACAATGGAGAGACGTACTTCTTCGGCACGCCCAAGCGTGCCCACGTTCAGACCTTCGCCACGCGGGCGCTCGCTGACGGGTGCTGCGCCGCGCTGAACCAGGTGCTGCACACGAAGGAGGTGAAGTCGTGAGCAGGCACACGCAGGAACCTTGGGTGTTTGACCGGGTCGCTGGCGTTGTCTTCGTGGAGAAGGACGGCGGCGCCACCGACGAAGACGTCGCGTCGGTCGTCTACGAGCGCGATGGCGATCTCATCGCCGCCGCGCCTGACCTGCTGGCGGCGCTCAAGCGCATCATCAAAGAGGCCACGGGCCACACCCTCGCCTCGCTCGACGAGGCAACCGCCGCCATTGCGAAGGCCGAGCGGTCGCCGTGAGTTGGTCCGCTACCACCTGACCCGCGCGCCGAGTCCTGCAGCCCACGCAGGGCCGGCGCCGGAGATGGTGCCCTCCCCGTAGCCGAAGACGGCCACGCCAGCGCGAGGGCGCCAGCCGAGCTCCCCGCGAGCAAACCCCACCAGCGCTTCGCTCTGCCCGCGCGCCCCGACTGTCACCTCCGCGTAGCCGGCGCCCACGGGCAACTGCCCAGCGCGCTCGAGGCCTGACCGGATGGCCTCCCGCACCGGCTCAGTGTCGAGCTCGGCGCGGGGGACGTCGTCCGTCAGGCCGGCGGAGGGGACACTGCCGGCCCCTCGAGGGCGTTCTTCTCCGCGACGGCCTGCTCAATCTTCCCGGCGATGAGCGTCTCCGTGAAGGCCCCGAAGACCTTGCCCGCGGTGTCGAGGAGCCCGATGGGCAGCTTCGTCTTGAGCAGGTCGACGGCCGCCTGCTTCAGCTCCGCCTTCTCCGCGTCGCTCAGCTTGCCGTCCGCCAGGTACTCCTTCAGCTTGGGCTTCAGGGTGGCGTCGAGCTCGAGCACGGCAGCACGGGCCGCCTCGGTGATGACGGAGCCCACCTTGGCCGCCCGGCTCTCGGCGCTCCGGGCGCGCAGGAAGCCCGCCAGGAGCGTCATCAGGCCGAGGGCGCCCGCCATCACCAGGTCGACCAGCACGGGCCCAGCCTGGGCAAAGAAGGCCTCCCCGGCGGTGGGAGGGGCAGCCGTGGGCGCCACCTGCGCCAGGGCGGGGAGAGCGAAGAGAGTCAGGAGGAGCACGAAGGAGAGGAAGCGGAGACGCATGTGGTGCCTTTCAGGGTGAGGAGGTGGAAGTCAGGAGCGGGGCGGCCAGCGCCAGGTCCCGCCGCGCGGCGTCTCGGACTCGTCCAGCTGGACCGACGTGTTGAAGAAGAGGCCTCCGGGGTTGAGCACGCAGAGGCTGGCGCACGTGGGGCTGAAGACTTCGGTGACGACGGCCGCGCGGGCGGCCGGCTTGTGGGTGCCGTCGGGCGACCCGTGCGCCTGGTAGTGGACGATGCGGCCGACGGTGGGAGTGGGACTCATGGCGGTGCCTTTCAGGGGTGAGCGAAGAACAGCGGAACAGCGGACCCGAACCCACGCGCGAGCGGTCCCAGGCTGAAGTTGACGCGCCCGGCCTGCGCGATGAAGAGCCCGGCCTGGTCGTGGCTCGGCATCACCACGGCGACGTGCCCGGTGCCGCCCTCGTTGCGCCAGCCGGCGACGACAGGGAAGCCCTCGTTGGCCAGCCCGTGCGCGGCGTGGGCGGAGACCGTGGCCCAGCCGCGCCCCCTGCCCTCCGGCGACTCGAGCCACGTCACGAGCTGGTTGGCCAGCAGCCCCCACGGCACGGGCGCGGTGAGGGCCTGCAGGACGTCGCGGACGTACGCGTTGCAGAAGGTCTCGGCCTTGCCGTCGCCGGTGATGTCGCGGCGCTGGTAGCGCGGGCAGGCCTCGACGGCGAACTGGGCCACCACCTGCTCCAGCAACTCGCGGCTGCGCGTCGACGGGGCGGAGCGAAGCGGGGCCTCGACGGCGATGGTCCAGTCGTGGTCGAGCCACGCGGGCATGGGGGCGCTCATCGGACCATACCCTCGCTCATGTCCCGCTCGAGCCGGTCGAGCCGCTCGCGGAGCGCCCGGAGCTCGCCGCGCACCTCCGACTCGAAGCCGGCCGCGTGAACGTCGGTCGCGGCCATCGCCTTGGCCATGCTGTCGAGCTTGCCGCCCAGCTCAGTCAGGCCGCGCTGGACGCCTTCGAAGGCCGCACGTACCAGGTACGCGAGGACGCCGAGAATGGCGGCCGCCACGGCGGCGATGATCCACGCCGACAGCGAATCGGCGCCGCTCACAGCGCACCCCCATCCAGCCACTCGATGCCGACACCCAGCACACACTCCGTGGGCTCGCACCCCGAGCCGACCGCGTGGGTGCCCGGCATGGTGTTGAGGTCTCCGAAGTCGGTAGCGATGCCCGTGTGCGGGTCGCGGCGCAGACACGACGCCACGGGGGCGCCAGCGGGGCGACGACAGCAGCGAGCGCCGCAGCCTTCACGGGGAGAATCGGGGACGAGAGCGAGGCCGAGAGCACCGGCCACGACGAGGACGCCTGCGAGGATGCGCTTCTTCATGGGTTGGCCGCCGCGACGAGGGCAGCGATGGCAGCGCCGCCCGCTGGAGAGAGGTGCAATCCATCGCCTGAGTTGTTGCCTGCAGTGAGCGAAAGCGGCGAGCCAATCCCGAGCGAGTCGGTGTTGACACACGTCGCTCCGTTGGCCGTGCACCATGCCTGAATCAGCACGTTCAGTGCAGTCGTCTCGGTTTGCTTCGGCGCGCTCCAAGTGACGGCCGCCGCCCACGGAGTCAGCAACACCGGAATCACCGTCATGCCTGCCGCCTTGGCCTCATTGAGGGGCACTTGCAGTGCGGCCCAAACGGTCGCGGCAGGCGTCGATGCGGCGATGTCGTTGACGCCGCACAACATGACGAGCGTCTTTGCTCTGGCGGCAATCGCGCCACGCGCGCCCACGGTACAGCCCGCGACAGACTGCGAGTTGATGCCCAGGTTGTAGATGGTGCGGCTGGGCTTCAGGCCGCGCAGCACTGCAGGCGGACGCGAGGGGGATGCCGCGTCGCCTTTGGTGACGGAGTCGCCCACCCATGCAATGGCAGTCGGGTGGGTGATGCCACCAGTGCATGCGGCGGGGTTCGGGTCCGCCTTGATGCCGCCAACAAGTCCGCCGAGCGCTCCGATGCCCGAGCCGATGGAGATGGTCGTGGCGGCCTGTGCGACAGCCGCAGTCGCGAACGATGTCTCAGTTCCGAGCATCGAAGTTCGAATGGCCGAGCCAGACGCGAGCGAGCAGCGAACCGGCGTCGGGCCAAGCGGAGGAACAACCACCGTAGTGGTGCCAACACTGCCGGCGCCCGAGTACGCATAGCAGGTGGCCGAGCCGCCAAGGTCGGCGCCCACTGAGTCGATGTATGACGAGTAGAAGTGCGTGCCGTCGATGCGAGCGTCTGCCGCGCTGGCGTAGGTGCCAGTGAAGCCCGTCATCATCACCGAGTAGGAGAGGCATCCAATGGACTGCGCAGACGACACGGAGATGGACTCTGCCGTGCGCGTGAACGGCGTACCGGCCACGGTGATGGGGCTCGACGGGTAGGCGCCGGGCTCGTCCTGCACGAGGTCGATGTCGACGGCGTCGCCCGAGGTGACGACACGAACCCCAACAGATGGGTTGACGATGCCGCTCGTCATCGCCGGGACGATGATGCAGTTACCGTAGGCACAGCCGATGGCCTCGGTCGAGACGACGCGCTTGAAGGTGGTGGTGAGCGACGAGGTGATGGCGGTCCACGTCGTGCCGTTGTCGCGCGTCACCTCGACTGCGCCCGAGCCAGTGCGCCGCCGAATGTAGAGCGAAGAATTGCGCGTTGCTGCTGCGATGACGAGCGCCTGAATGGCGGTGCCGTTCGCCGCCGACGCCGTGCAGGTCGATGCGGAGTTGGCCGCGCCGTCAACGCCCGTGGACGTCAGCGCGCAGGTCGTGTTCGTCTTCGTCGTTGATGCCTGCGAGAGGTCGCGGTTGTTGATGACGGAGTTGAGCGCGGCAGGCTCTGCCATGAGCATCAGCGGCGTCGTGCCTCCCGTGCCCGACATCACGCGCGCCTGATTCGCGGCAAGAAACGTCAGCGAGTAGTCATCCCTGGTGCACCACGCTCCGGTTGAGCGGGACACGGTGATGACCTCGCCCTTCGCGCCGGTCGGCGGCGTCGTGCTGCACGCGCCGAAGGTGCCCGCGCCGGACGCGGGGAACGCCTCGAAGAAGGCGTAGCGGCTCAGCGTCGCCGGGTTGCTGTAAATCGGCCCGTCAGGCGACGCCGGCTGGAGCGCCTGGGCGAGGATGAGCGCGAGGAGCATCTCTCAGCGCGCCCCGGTGAGGATGAGGTCGCCCGTCGACGCCGAGCTGCGGCAGCTCATGGACTTCGAGACGCCGCCCACGCTGAGGAGCAGCACCGTGCCCGAGGGGAACTTCTCCCCGCCCGTGGCGCACGTCGAGGCCGCCTCGGCGATGCAGAGGAACACGTCGGCATCGGTGACGCGAAGCAGGTACTGCCCCGCGGTGACTGTCTGGGCCACGCTCCCGCCTGCGGCGCAGTCGGTGAACTCGAAGCGGGTGGCCGTGTCGAGGTTGATGCTGCCGGCAGAGGCCACGGCAGCGAGGAGAGCCAGCAGCAGCAGGGAGGCGCGCATGGCCGAAGACTCGGCCGATGCTGGGAAGGTTCCGGCCTCAGTACTCGACGATGATGGTACGCCGCGCCTGGGCCTTCCAGTTGATGATGTCCGCTGTGCCCGTCACGGCGACGAGGATTTTGGGCGAGGCCGCGGACACGGTGACGTCCCAGCCCACGGTTGTCTTCTGGTCCGCGGTGATGCGCGCCTGCCCGATGATGCTCGTCACCCCGTCGAAGCGGCGCACCGTCAGCCGAATGTGGAAGCCGCCGGCGTCCACCCCGCCCGTCTTGACGCCCACCACGCGCAAGTCGACGTTCTCCGCGGTCGCCACGTCGGGCGTCCACTCGAGCACCGTCTGCGGCGTCGCGTTGGTCGTCTTCAGGACGCCCTCGCTCACCAACTCGCTCAGGAGCCCGTCCAGCTTCGCCTTGTCTGCCGCCGACATGAAGCCGTTGACGGTCGTCGTCGCTGCGGCGTGCAGCGTCCCGCCCGAGCGGTCCCCGTGAGCGTGCTGGTGGTCGCTGCGCGCCAGGGTGTCTGCGGCGCCCGCGGCATTGGTGGCGTCGGTGAGCGGCACGGCCACCCCGGTGCTCACCTGGTGGTGATGGTCGAGCCGAGCGAATGCCGTCGACGCTCCCTCGGCATTCACAGCCGCGGTGACGGCAGACGGCACGCCACTGGGGACGCCGTGCATGTGGTCCGACTTTGACAGGTACGCGCTCGCGCCAGCGCCACTCGCGCCGCCCGCGCTGAGGGGCAGCGCGATGTCCGTGGCGATGCCGTGCCGGTGATCTACCCGGGCGGCCTGGGCGATGCCCCCGTTGTGGACGGACCCGCCGGTGTTGAGCGTCGTAACGGCCGCATCCGCACCCCACAC